GATGCGCTAGTATGGGCCACAACTGAGTTGTTCCCGTCTATGGTGACGCGGAAAAAGCCCGCGCCAGTTCGGGTCATTCCAACGGTTAACCCTATGTCGAGAATGTAAATGGCTGGTAAAAACACCGATATACACTCAGAAGCGTTGACGCAGTTCAACAACATCTGGTCAGCAGTTCAAGAGGAACGCGAGCAGAATACCGCTGATCGGCGCTTTTATTCTATTGCGGGGGCACAGTGGGAAGGCGCTCTTGGTGAGCAGTTCGACAACAAACCAAAGATTGAAGTAAACAAAGTCCATCTGTCAGTTATCCGCATCTTCAACGAATGGCGCAATAACCGGATCACGGTTGATTTTGTGAGTAAGGACGGCTCCGAAGGCGGGCCGCTTGCTGATTTTAGCGATGGTCTATACCGGAGCGACGAGCAGGTTAGTGGAGCAGAGGAGGCATATGATAACGCTTTTGAAGAGGGTGTTGGCGGTGGCTTCGGTGCATGGCGGCTAACAACCGAATATGAAGATGAAGACGACGACGAGAACGAACATCAGCGCATTCGGATTGAACCAATCTATGACGCGGATCAATCTGTATTCTTCGACCTTGACGCGAAACGGCAGGATAAAGCCGACGCGAATTACTGTTTCGTCATTTCAACTATGTCCCGAGCTGCATACGAGGCCGAGTACGACGACGATCCTGCATCATGGCCGGTTAGCCGCGAGACAGTTATTTTCGATTGGTCAACCCCGGACGTTGTTTATGTGGCCGAGTATTACCTGATCAAAAAGGTTCCGCATACCGTGCATGTGTATGAATCGGTTGATGGATCTGAGCGGCGTTATACGGACAACGATTTCGAAACCCAACCAGAACTTAAGGCCGAGCTGGCCGCTAAAGGTTCCGTCAAGGTTCGTGAGAAGAAGGTAAAGCGCCGTCAGGTTCACAAGTATATTCTTTCAGGTGGCGGAGTTCTTGAGGACGTTGGCCCAATAGCTGGCCGGAATATTCCTGTCGTTCCATATTATGGAAAACGATGGTTTATTGACAACCTTGAGCGCAGCATGGGGCACGTGCGGCTTGCCAAGGATGCGCAGCGCCTGAAAAACATCCAACTATCAGAGCTTGCCGAAATCAGCGCCAGTTCCCCAATTCAAAAGCCTATCTTTGTGCCTGAGCAGATAGCGGGCCATGAAACCCTATGGGCTGAAGACAACACCAAGAACAACCCTTACCTGCTAGTTAACCCAATGACTGACCTGAACGGCCAACCAATGCCGGCCGGCCCGATTGGCTACACAAAGCCCCCTGAAGTGTCTCCAGCAATGGCGGCTCTTATCCAGTTGACGGATGTCGATATGTCCGAAGTGTTGGGTAGCCAGCAAGCGGGCGAAGAGATCCAGGCGAACGTAAGCGGCAAAGCTGTCGAGCTGGTTCAAAACCGCCTCGACATGCAAACGTTTATCTATCTATCCAACATGAAGAAGGCTGTTCAGCGTTGCGGAGAGATTTGGCTAAGTATGGCTAAGGAAATCTACGTTGAGGATGATCGCAAGTTGAAGATTATCACGCGTCAAGGTGATGCTGAAAGCGTAACGTTGGGCGAACCGATGATGGATAAGTCTGGAAATGTCGTTTCGGATGGCGACCTGACCCGTGCTGACTTTGACGTGTCTGTTTCAGTCGGACCATCTTCCTCCAGCAAGCGAGCGGCAACTGTCCGCGCTGTAACTGGCATGATGTCGATCACGCAAGATCCCGAAACTCTAACCGTTCTCGGCGCAATGGCGCTTGAGAATATGGAAGGTGAGGGCATCAAAGAGGTCCGCGAATGGAACCGTAAGAAGCTGGTGCAGATGGGCGTATATGAGCCGAACGAAGACGACAAGAAGGCCCAAGCCGCAGCAGCAGAAGCCCAAGGGCCAACGCCTGAACAGGAGTTCTTGCAAGCTGAGGCCAAAAAGTCAGAGGCACAAGCAGCAAAAGCCGTGGCAGACACGGCGCTGTCTGAGGCAAAAACAGCAGAAACAACAGCCAACACAATGGAAACCTTGGCAGGCATCGACCGCGATGACCGGCAGCAGGTTCTCACATTGGCAAAGGAATTGGACGGTGAAGAAGTCCAACGGCAATCCGCACTGCCGAATATCGGTGCGAGTAATGGCAATCCATCCGGCCTTTTAGGATGAGTACAGGAGTAGTTAATGGACGACGATAAAATTGAAAACGCAGAAGTAATCATTGAGGAGCCAACTGGTGCCGAGGTCGATGAGACTGAGGTTGTAGTTGAGGCTGAAGATGACGACGAAACCGAAGCCGAAGATGAAGGCGGTGTTGTTGTTGTTACTTTTGGGGATGATGAAGCCCCAGAAGATGACGACGAAATCCCCGCCCCTGAATGGGTTAAGAAACTGCGCAAGGTGAATCGAGAACAAGCCCGTGAAATTGCGGACCTGAAGAAAGTAACGGCAAAAGCTGACGAAAAACCATCGCAACTCAGCGCGAAGCCAACACTTGAACAGGCCGGATATGACGAGGAAAAGTTTTCGAAACAGCTTGAGGATTGGACCGTTGAGAAAAGAGCACACGCTGATGCTGCGACCGAAAAAGAAAAAGAAGTCGAAGCACAAACGACCGCGTGGAACTCTCGCCTTAGGGAATACGAAGATGGAAAGTCTTCGTTTGAACCTGAGACCATTGAGGATGCGGAGGCTGTCGCTCGCGAAGCCTTCTCAACAACTCAACAGGGAGTTTTAATTCAAGTTCTTGGCAAAAATGCAGCGGCAGTTCTAGTTGGCCTTGCGGTCAACGAAAAACAGCTGAAAGCATTGGCTGCGGAATCAAACCCAATTATCTTTGCGGCTGATGTCGCACGACTGGAGTCCATTATGAAAACTTCCACCAAACGACCAAAATCAACGCCCGAAACTCGGGTGAAGGGGTCGGCACCGTCAGGCGGTTCTGATCGTAAACTTGAAAAGCTCGAAGCAGCTGCCGAAAAGTCTGGGGATCGCACTGCGGTTCAAAGGTACAAGCGGGAACTGCGAAAAGCATCTTAATAAGGACTATTGAAAATGGCTAACGAATTTAGCAAAGAAGAAGTGGTCGCATTTGATCAACAGCTTGAGGGTTTCAATGACGCCCTTGTGATGTCAAACTTGGTGAACAAGTACAACACCAACGGTCAACAGATGGAACGGTCTTCCGATTCAATCTGGCGTCCACAGCCTTACATCGCGCAGTCTTATGATGGCTCCGATGCAACATCCAACTTCGGTGACAATACGCAGCTTTCCGTGCCCGCCACAATCGGCTACCAAAAGCACGCAACTGCTATTCTTACTGGCAAGGAGCTTCGCGACCAACTTCAGGAAGGTCGTCTTGGCGAGGCTGCATCACAAAAACTGGCTTCCGATATCAATATCTCGGTGAACGCCGTCGCGGCGCTGCAAGGGACCATTTTTGTCAAACGATCCGCAGCAGCTTCTGGGTATGACGATTTGGCGGAATGTCAATCTGTCATGAATGAACTCGGCGTAATGATGGGTAATCGCAATATCGGGCTGTCGTCTCGTGATTACAACGGTATGGCGAGCAACTTGGCGGGGCGTGAAACACTAAACGATCCGGCAACACGCGCTTTGCGTGAATCGTTCGTTGGTCGTTTGGCACAGTTCGACACCTACACAATGGATTATTCGCAGCGGCTAACGGCTGCTCTGGGTGCTACTGTAACGGTGAACGGTGCAAACCAATACCACACACCAGCGGCTACCAGTACGGCGGCAACCGGTGAAACCAGCAACGTCGACAACCGGACGCAATCGCTGATTGTTGCGGTGGTGTCTGGCGCTATCAAAGCTGGTGACGCCTTTACCATCGCCGGTGTGAACTCCGTTCACCACATCACAAAAGAAGACACGGGTCAGCTTAAAACCTTCCGCGTCATTGACATTGTGTCCGGTGCTGGTGGCTCTGGTACTATCACCATCTCTCCTGCAATCGTGTCGGCTGGTGGTTCAACCGATGCCGAAGAGCAGTACAAAAACGTGACTGCAACGCCTGCAAACGGTGCGGCTATTACGTGGTTGAATACTGTGGCGGGCGCGATGAACCCATTCTGGCACCGCGATTCAATTGAATTGCTCCCGGCCAGCCTGTCCATTCCATCCGACGCTGGTGCGGCGGTTATGCGGGCGACTACGGATCAGGGGATTGAGGTTGTTATGCAGAAGCAATTCGACATCAACACCCAGAAGACCAAGTATCGCTGGGACGTTCTATTCGGGGTGGTTAACTGTAACCCTGAAATGAACGGCATCATGATGTTTGCTCAGACTTAATGAAATACGGCGGGCGGCTTCGGTCGCCCCCTCACTAATTCAGGAGAAATTCTATGACTGTTATGCTTTATGCACACCCCGGGCCACATAAGATTCACGGCGATGATTTCGATCACATCACTGTCGAAGAAGATCAAGTTGACGAGGCTGTTAAAAAAGGCTGGTCACTGACTACGCCAGACGCAATCAAGAAAGCCAAGGCAGCGAAGAAGCCAAAGGCGAAACCAAAAGCCAAGGAGTAGGTTATGAGTTGGACGAAGCGAGAAATTATCACGCAAGCATTCGGCGAGCTTGGCCTTG